AAGAATTAGTAGAATTTCTCGCGTATTATTGTTCATAGCGTTATTGTATTACTTAGCAATAAAATTGGCAAGCTCTGGTGGCTTCCAGCCTTCAGGTTTCATAACTTTGCCTGCTGAGTTCTTGATAACTTTGCCTGTATTGATATCAATCTTAGCCAAGTTACTACGTGCAACTTCATTCCATGCACCACGAACATCGTAGCCTTTCATTTTGCAATAGCCGAGAATAACCCAAATCATATCCATGCAAGCATCAAGCCTTTCAACGTCATCATTCTTATCATCACCTGCTTTGAATTCCCAAAATTCTTCAACAATCAGGTTACGATAAAGACTAATGTTCTCAACACTTGGCACTTGGTCACAGGCTTCGATGAAAGTAATTACATCAGCCCACATATCAGTTTTAATTTCTTTCAAAATAATTGCTCCGTTTTCTTCACTAATATCTAGCACAGTTCCTTCTGACCAACCCATGTCTTTACACAAATCGTCAGGTAAATTTAAAACTGCATCACCATTATCTAAAATTTCTGCAACATCGGCAGTATATGTTTTAGCTTTCAATTGAAACTCGCTTCCATTCTTCACCAACTTTTATCCAAAGTCTGTCATCTTTGCCGACTGCCATGGCTACTTTGTTTTTATATTCATGATTCATCGGCTGAATATAAAAACTAGAACCTTGAAACTGTACGGGTTCTTTTACAACTGGTTGTCCTTGCAAAACAAAAGTGTTATTATTTTCTGGTGCAAGATGAGAAATATCTTCTTGTTCTTTTTTCTCTACGTGTTCAATAACAACTTTAGTTGTTGCAGCGCCTGCTAGTACAGCACCAAGAAAACCAAAACCTTTCATAAACTTTCTTCGTTCACTCATACTTTATTCACCTTTACATTGCATTTTTCCAAAAATTGTATGCCATCTTCACTTCGATAGCTATTACGATAATAAACAGAATTGATACCAGATTGATAAATTAGCTTTGCACAATCGAGACATGGAGCATGAGTGCAAAACATAGTAGAATTATCGCCAGCTTCATTACTTCTAGCGAGTTTACTGATTGCGTTCGTTTCGGCATGAAGCACCTCTGGTTTTGTTTTTAAAGTAAATTCATTATCACCAGTAATATCTGGAATTTCATCTTCACAATTGTTATCCCAACCAGAAGGCATTCCATTGTAACCAATAGAAATGATGCGGTCATCTTTTACGATAATCGCACCAACATGAAGTCTACGAGCCGAAGATAGTCCTGCGAATATCTCGGCCGTTTTCATATATGCATCAATGAACTTTTGTTTCACAGTGTTTCGTATTCGTCTTTACCAACACCACACTCTGGACAAAGAAAATCTTCTGGCAAATCTTCCCACTTACCTTCAGTTTCTTCATCATGAACATGACCACAAACTACACAAACGTGTTCTGGTTTCATAGAGCCTCCAATACTTTTTTGTATGCATTCGCATGACGTTCTTCTACTTTCTTTAAAGCATGAAATCGCTTCTCTGCTTTTGCTAAAACTTCTTTGAACTGCTCGGCATGAAGTCTAGATTCGCGGGTTTGTTCCTGCGCTTCTTTTGCGGCTTCAATTTCACCTTCACGCAATGCAATGGCTTCAAACTGCGGATACATTTCTGTGTATTCGTAAGTCTCACCAGCAATGGCTTTTTCTAGACACTCTTTGGTCGAAGGCTTTCCAATCAACAATTCTAGATGCCCCCACGCATGGAGCAATTCTTGATCTGCTGTTTTCCAAAAATGTTTTGCTACGTCTTCGTAGCCTTCTTCCATCGCAATCTTAGCGAAATATCGATACTTGATATGAGCCATTGATTCGCCAGCCAATGCGCTCTCAAGATTTTTTATTGTTATAGACATATTTTCCTTTTAGATGTTTAAAAATTTTAATTCGAATTCATCAGCTTGATATTCATAGTTGATGTAGCCACGAGGATTACATACAATGCGTGTTGAACCTATCATGTAGTCGAATTGGTCATGAGTATGTCCATGAGTCCACACTTTGATTTGTGGGCGATCCAGAATGAATTCTGTTAAGTCAGAACTGTAAGCACCATTGACCAGTCTATCACCTTCGTAACGAGGTTTAACAGACTGCTTACTTGGTGCATGATGCCCAACAACTACAACAGGTATTGTTGGATTATCCTTGAGTGTAGTCTCAATGTATTCCAACATTGCTTTGTGGTCACGAACAGAATCTTCTGGCGAAAACTTTGCTGCACGAGTATTGAATTCTGTGCTTACCACTTTAGAAAAATCTGTCGAACCGTCTTCATTCTTATCATAAACTGGAATTTTATAGGTTACCATCTCATTACTGTTTTCGATAATGCGATAGTCATTCATATAGCCTTTGATAGCACGTAGAGTGCCTGCATCCTCTTTGTTCATGTCAGTCCAAAGAGTACCACCAATGAATAGATGGCCATTTAGAATGACAGATTCTTTATCTAGAACATGAAGATTAGTCAGATAACCAAGATTAGAACGGATAATTCCAATAGACTTAGCATAATCACCATGATAATGTTCATGATTCCCGGCGATGTATATCACAGAAGGGAATCTAGAACAGCATTCTTGAAAGAACGTATGAAATTGATTAGACTTGTCATTTTCACCCCTGATGTTGTAACTATCACGCTCTTTCAAATCGTTAGCAACACAAATGTCACCTGAAAGAATGAGAACATCCGCACCTTCAGTATTTTCAAGACTGATAGGACCAAATTCAAGATGTAGGTCGGAACAAACTGCAATTTTCATCGTAAATATTTTCCTATTTCAACTCTCGCCTGTGTGAGTGACGGGAATCTCTTATAGTTAATGTAAATAGATTTTGAAGAATAAACGTACATAGGACCAATCGATGTTTCGAAACGGTACCTAGTTTTGCCGTTCTTATCTTTTTCTTTTGTTTTGCAATGATAGTCTGAAACCAGACCAGAAAAAAGAAGTGTCTCACGCAATTCGTCAGAGATAAGTTTTCTCAGATAAGCATTATTCATAATTCCACCTTTTGGTCAATTCTAACACAAAAGGTGGAAATGTCAAGCGACAATCAGGCAATTATTCTTGAAGTAGTTCTTTCTTCTTACCTGTGGTTGTAATAGGAATGCGCTTAGGAAGGTCATCTTTAGGAATGACATTCTCCAGTTCGACCGATAGAATACCATCGCTGAGGTTTGCTCCTCTGACTTTGATAGTGTCTACCAAGTGAACAATCTTCTTAAAAGAACGGGTGGCGATTCCACGGTGCAAGAACGAACGAGTATCTTCCGTGGTTTTATTTCCACGGATTACAAGTTCATTTTTTACCAGTTCGATTTCAATTTCATCCTCTTTAAAACCAGCAACTGCAAGCTCGACGATATAATTATTATCATCTTTCTTTACAATGTTGTGTGGAGGATAATTTGTTGTGTGACCAGTCACAGCCTTTTCCAAGGTTTCAAAAGCATCAAAATAGCGGTCAAAACCAACAGTTGAAGGAACCAGAGGTCCAAAGTTAAGTCTACCTAGATTTAGGTGAGTCATAGTTTTCTCCTTTAAAAGCAAGTTAATAATACCAACCCCTAAGGCGTTGGCACCGGTGGACATTTTACTAGCCTTCACCGGTATGCTAGTTCCCATCCCGAGGGAATAAACTTATTTAGGCACTTTTACGAAAGCCGCGCCATTTACAAAGTATCTACGACTAGGTTGTTCTGGCTTATAAACTTGAATGAAAGTTAGATTGCTATCTTCACGCTTTTCAAACAAATTACTTGTACAAACAATCTCACCAGTGTAGATGTTTTTTAGTTCAGTAATTTTTTCTTTTACTTGTTTCTTCACTTGTTTCATGATTTATACCTGTCAATTCTGAGATTTTTTTCCAATATTATACTTACTCACCAACTGCCAATCATCTTTTTCACGATATGAAATAATCTTTATCTGATGAATCGGTGCAATTTTACCTTCCATGATTTCTGGATTGACAATTTTTATCAAGCCCCATTCCTCTAAAAGTTTAGCAATAGCGTTTCGTCTTTCAATATCATTCTCAATAATGCTAGATGGCTTACCATCGAGCGCGAAAAGTTCTTTAAAATGAACAATATAGTATTGTCCTCTTTTATGTAAGATATGGCAAGACTGATAGAGCATCTTTTCCTTACGAGAAGATACACCAATCCTAGTTAATGTCTCTCTTACTTTCAAAAAATCATCTTCTTGCTTTAATTTTACCTCAACGAAGGTTGACAAATCGACCATATCATTTCCTTAATCCACCAATATCGGTTTTTTCTTTTAGTTCTTGGATTTGTTCATCAGTAAGTAGGCGCAAGGCTTCAAGTGCTTTTAGACTGGACAGACCATAATAGGTCTTAATACATTCCAAATCTTCACTTTTTTCAGACTTAACCCACTTATTGCAAGGTCGCTTCTTTGACCTTACGGTATTTAGCAAATAGTCATTTTGTAGCTTTTTATCGACATGGTGTCTGCGATTCATTTCATTTGCATACATGATGCAATCTTTAT